TATAATCAGATCATGTTGACTATATTGGTTGTTATTAATATTATTAACCTTATAAAAAATTAGCGTTTAAAAAAAATGGCGAATTCATAATGGAGACACCTCAGTTTAAATCCGACGAAGAATTCTTTGCTTGGACATTTGAAAAAATTAGCGAGTCGCTTAAAAATCTAGCACAGAGAATGGAGAAGGTAGAGGAAGGATTACAAAAAATTCCTCCCCCAGGTCCTGATATGATTAAGTATAAACCTCCCCTATCCCCCGTGTACCAAAACCTCCTAGAGTTGTTTGATACTATCTTTGGTACTTTAAATAGTCATGAGGAGAGAGTGCCTAAACCTGAGGACTGGGAAAAGGTTTATCAAAGAGCATTAAGAGTAGAGCAGATGGAAGTAGACTTGGAGACCCTAAGAAGACGACTAAATAAGTTAGAAACAAAACAATAATTCGTAATGCCAGCGTATATCCAGGAAACTGGTCGCAGTTACCCCAATCCTATTAAGGGTGGTGGGTTTAATCAAGAATTTAAAAGACCAGCATCAGGGAAGTATGACACTTCAAGTGACTACCCTGGTGTAGGTACTGGCATGGCGTACAGTATTACCTTTGAGGATGGTGGTCCTGGGTCTCTACCTATGGGTAAGGACAATGTGCATTACATTGGTGATGAAGAGAAGACTAATGTAAATTCTAGTGGTAATGAGAGAGCAGGTATATACAGGTTTTATAGGGCAAGTAAAGACGATCACAAATATAGTAGAGATCCCCAGTTAATAAGAAGGGACTTCGGTTGCGAGAATGAGAGTTGGTCACGTGCTGCTGGTGGATATAACCCAGAGCCACGTAGCGGTAAACCTGTCTTCTACGTTATGATGGCAGCGTCAACTAATACTGTACCATTAAAAGCATACTACTCACATTGGCCCGACGATACACAATTGTGTGCAGGTACTGCTGTACCAACTGGATTAAGTGGAGTAGGTTGTGGTAGAAACAAATATAAGGAAGTAGATACTTTAGGATATGTCTTTACTACAGAAGCACATGCACAAGAATTCTGCTCTCCTGGAGAAACTCCTGCACCCATCTATGAATATCTACATCCAGACCCCGATCACTTCTATACTGTAGACCCTGCTAATGAAGTAAGACTAGCAGATAATAGTCCTATCCCACCCGCAGAGTCATTAGATAAGTCATACTCCTACCTGGGGATTATTGGATGGGGTTTTAAGACACGTGCGTTAGATTCACGTACTGATCAAATCATTGATATTGGTAAGATTGGACCTACTGGACAGACATGGAATAAATCTGATTGGTACGACTATACTAATGATGATCAACAGGATTATAATGAGTCAAGTGGAGGATGGTCTGAATTCATGTATCGTCAGATGCGTGACTCTAGTGGTGCTAGTGTTGAAGGTCCACCCAATATTAACGGTTGGGGATGGCCTGATAACGTAGATGCACTTAATAATGAATGTCTATTCGAGTGGAGTTACGGTCTGAGTGGTGCCGTGAAGGGTGCTGTGCCACGTTTCCTTGGATTCGAGGACATGTATGACTCCCAGTTTGTATTCTATCTGTACGATACTACTAACCCTTGGAATGGTCCTATATTCTCCTCACAATATATTCTGAGTAATGCTCAGTGTTGTCCTAATACTACCGACCCTGAAGGATGTCCTCATTGCGCTCCTGTATGGACATATCATTCACACTTCTATGAGATACATCCTGATGTATGGAATACTACTAAGACTAAGCTCTCCCTACATGATCAGAGTAGTGTAGGTGTAAATGAATCATTCTGGACTGTAGATTCTGAGACACCTGTAGTGTTCTTCCGTTATACTACAAGGACTGGTGACTTCGGTGCTGGTGAAAAGATTAATGGATGGGATATAGTTGCGGTTTATTACTTCGGTGATGAGCTTAAATGCGGTGTAATGGAGCTTACATGGGATGACAGTAATGACAATAAATGGTATGTTAACCCTGCTTGCGTAGCATGGCGCATTACCGATAGTAGTAATGCAGAGATAACCAACTCTATTACAGAGAAAGGGTCATGGTTAGGTATAGGTACTCCAACTAACCCCGCAGTCCCTTGGACATCACATATGAAGTCCTACGGTATATACTCTGTTAGACCTGCTGATGACGTAGTAGATCCTAATATTGGTGTATGGCAAGTGCATACTGCGACGTTTACTATAGCAACTGCTGGTACTTACTCCTTAAGGATAGAGTCTGATAACTACGGTTACATGAAGATTACGGATTCTGGTAGCACCGTCCTTGTTAATAGGGAGATCACTTATGCTAATGGTATGGGTGGTGAGACATTCCCTATGACACTTGGTGCAGGTACATACACTCTAGAGACTAGAGTTAAGAATATTAGTAGGGAAGTAGACCCTGCACCATTTACCTACCAAGAGGAGTTTACCTCAAGTGATAGTGGTGTAGCTCAGATACTTGCTGGATACGGTATACCTAATAAGTCTGCATTCTGTGGCACGTACGAATTCCCTAAGAAGATCTCCTACTGGAAAGTAGAGATAGATCCTAAGGCACTCATTCCACACCGTAAGATGGATGAGGTTAAACTTGAGGCAGTGGTGGGAGATGATGGTAGTATAGTTGATGTAATAGTTATCAATAGTGGTAGAGGTTACACTGATAGGTGTATCATACAGGTAATGGCACCACGGGAACTAGATGAGTTCTCTCCTAATGATGGTGCAGAGTTTATGGCAGACAGGATTAGTATGGATCCTGATTACACTAAAGCACTTGCGGATCCCGCTAAAGAGAATACTGCTATGGGCGCAGCAGATTTAAAGAGTGCGACACGGAGATGGGGTACTGCGACGCAGCAGGTTAGTGTAGAAGATAAGGATAGAGATAGATCCCTATTCAGAAGAGCTGAGGTGGAGATTGCACAACTAGATGACTTAGGTAGTATTCGTGCTATTAGGATCATTGATGGTGGTGCAGGTTATAGTCAAGCAAACTTACCAATTATCCACGTAGTTGATCCAGAGCATATCAAATATAAAGGAGAAGGATACTCTGGTGGACAAGAGGTTGAAGATACACACAAACTAATGGGAGAGGCATGGGATCATTCATTCGAGCAAGAGGAGGTACAATACTCTTCTGCTAGAGTGGAGAGGGATCCCTACACTATAGGTAAGATCTCAGATAACTTTGATGCTGAGTCTATGGAAGCGGTTAGCGGTGCAATGAAGATGGATAAGAATGAGATGAGTAATACTGCCACTCAGGTTTATGTTGAAGTCCCTGACAGTTATATTAGAGCAGCAAATGACGGTATTGATGACGATGTAACTAAACTGTGTTTTAACTTACCAGAGAAGTGTATCAACATTGTAGCAAGTAATAACCTTAAAGCTGCTATCCCAGATAATGAGCAGTTTGAATTCCTAGGCAATGATGCTGGTATGGCATCATTTGAAAAGAATGTAATGCCATATGTGTATCAAGGAGTTGCTCAAGCAGATGAGTATGGTGTAAACAATTCTCACCTCTATGGTCCTTTCGGACAAGATAAGTGTATTACTGTATCACAACCTAAACTGTACAATATTACTCGTTGGTTTGATATGCCTTGCGCTTACTTGGATACTAACGATGAAGGAGAACGTAAAGCAATCGGATGGTTACCGTATAAGTATTGTGCTTCACAGGAGAAGGAAGCGACATTCCGTGTGTCTATGGAGATAGAGGGATATGTTGGCGGTAGTCAAGGTCCAGCATTTATGGAATGGTTGAATGCAATGCCTGTACCACACATGCAACAGAAGAGAGATATAACAAACAATGCTGGTAAGAGGACTTGGAAGTGTAGTCGTGGATCTATAAAAGGTAGATGCTACAGAGATCCTCAAGATCCTGGTAACCAAGTGTTTGTACCAGTTGGACTAGATGAAAACACTTATGACTACAACAGATCTAGCTATACAGAAGTAGAGCAATTGCAGATGTGGGCTGGTCAGAATATTAATGCTAGTGCAGCAGTGCAGACATGGTTAGGTCATCCTACGGCAGGAGATCCAGCAGGTACTCCTCATTCTGTAGATTATACTGCTATCAGTGTATCTACTTGCACTGCTGGTGTGCCACCTAATGAGTGTTGGGATACTTATGTGCGTGGTATTAATGCAAGTGATGGACCTCTTAGAGTTTATGATCAATATGATGCTGATGGTAATGGTGGAGGAGGATCTACATTCTGTCAGACTAGTGAATTGTATGATTCCTGTGTAGCATTAGATAAATGTATGGATGCTTCTATTGCTATCAATCCTAAGCGTATGACTGGATCTGGTGCAAAAGCTAGAATTCAGATGGGTGCTTATCATGGTACCATGACTGTTAGAAACTATCTAACTGGTGGTGTTATAGCCCTGGGTAGGGCGTTGAAGAATTATGGTAACCCATACTTTGATGAATGTAATGAATCTGATTCATGGACAGATGGCACAACACTTAATGATGTAATATTCCCTAAGAGATTATAATATGGCATTTGGATATTTACTACCAGTATCATCTCTAAATGGACTACCTTGTAGTGGTCATGGATTGTGTTTACCATCCACCATTCACTCTGTACAGTCCTGTGGCACCCCTCCAATCCCCTACAGCATAGTCATTAAGGAATATACATGTTGGTGGCCCCCTCAACCCCTAATTCCCATATTCCCTGTTACTCCTTATAGGGCAACTGTGCAAGTAAATCGGATTCCGATTATGTTACACGGTGATACATTCATGCCACACACAGCGGTATGTACCAATATTGTTGTGTACATGTGTCCTTGTGGTAAATCTGTGTGTCCAACGCCCACTCCAATCCCTTGTAGCACCCTTACAATCGAAGATGGAGGTGGAGTAGGACATACTAGGATCCTTATGGCAACAACCTTAACAGTATTTGCTCTGAAATTACCAATTGCTCGTATCTTAGACCCTCTGGGAGTTGGTTTTTCAGGATTTAGTTACCCTTGTTCATCTGTGGTTGCCTGGGGGCATGCAACTGTGCTATCATCATAGTAGTTTACTAATTAAAAATGGCATTATACGGATCAAATGGTGATTGGGTTGCTCCTCCATCTAAGAAAACCAGACAAGGTAACTCAAAAAACACAAAGATTTCGCCTACTTCACGTAACGCAGCGAAGAAAAGGTATAGGGGTCAAGGAAAATAGTCGGGAAACCCTATAAATAAAAGATATAACGATAAATATCTTTGCAAAGGTAGACAAGAATGCCTTCTTACAAGTTCAGATCAGAGAAATACGTCAGTCGAGGGTTTAAAGACTTAGCAGTTTCGTTTAATGCTAACCCCTCTACTGGCGATTTTGGCGTGGTTAAGAATGAGAATGCTATAAAGCAGTCTGTACGTAACCTAATTCTGACAATGTTTGGTGAAAGACCCTTCCAAAAAGAAATTGGGTCAAGAGTAAAGGCACTTTTATTTGAACCATGGGATCCATTCGCAGTGGATGCTATAAAAAGTGAGATATTTAACTGTCTTTCGAGACTTGAACCAAGAATCCAGGTAACTGGGGTTGGACTTCGTGATGATTCTGAGATAAATTCCGTCCAAGTATCAATAGATTACAAGATTGTCGGAGAACCCGTATCGCAAAACGTCGATTTCCTCCTAGAGAAGGCATAAAATGGCAGCCATACCATCACAATTAACGTCTTTAGACTTCTTTGAGATCAAAGAGAGTATTAGGTCGTACCTAAGGACAAGAAAAGAATTCTCAGATTATGATTTTGAGGGTAGTTCTGCATCATATCTGATTGATATACTTGCATATAACACGTATTATACTGCTTTTAACGCTAACATGGCGTTGAATGAAGCATTTTTAGAGACTGCAACTGTTAGAGACAACATTGTAAGGATCGCAAAGCAGTTAAATTACACTCCAAGGTCAATTAAAGCACCTAGAGCATGTGTTAAGTTAGTTGCTCAGACTGTAACATCACTAAATGGTACGACTTTTCCAGAATTTGCTACCTTAAGAAGAGGTGATGTCTTCGTTGCAGACAATGATTTCGATTCTTATACCTTTGCATTGACTCAAGACATCAGAGTTGCTGTAGATTCCTCTACAGGACAGGCAGTTTTTGATAATGTATTGGTATATCAAGGAAATTTACTACAATACAACTATACAGTTGACTATACTAAGAAGCAAGAATTCATTATTCCTGATGATAGGGTAGATACTGGACTTTTGACAGTGGATATTTCTCCAACTGCTCAATCTTCAGAGACTGATACCTATTCTGCTGCTACAAACGTCACAAATGCTAACTCAACTTCCAGAATTTACTATTTGGAAGAGACTGATGACATGAGATACAAGGTTGTCTTCGGTGATGGGTCAATTGGACGTAAATTAATTGATGGTGAGTTCATAAAACTCACTTATGTGTCCACTGATGGTGTTGAAGCTAACGGTGCGAAGGCATTTGCCTTTGTTGGTAACGTAGTTGACTCTGATAATCGCACAATTAGTCCAAATGCGATCACATTAAGCACTAAAGACGCTGCTCAGGACGGTGAAGACCGTGAAACAGGTCTTTCAGTCAAGTTTAGGGCACCTAGAGCGTATGCAACCCAAAATAGGGCAGTTACAGAGAATGATTTTGAGCATATTGTCTCTGAAATCTATCCTCAAGCAGCATCCGTGACTGCTTTTGGTGGTGAGAAGCTTTCTCCACCTGTTTACGGTAAAGTTTACGTTGCAATCCGTCCAAAAACGGGAAATAAGTTGAATGCAACGACAAAACAGAAGATTAAGAAGGATTTATTGAAATATTCGGTTGCTTCAATCGAGCCAGTCATCATTGACCCAACAAGTTTCTATGTTATTCCTAAATCTTACGTTTATTACAATGGAAATGACACTTCTTTGACTGGATCCCAACTTGGTACGAAAATTCTTCAAGGAATTGATGAATATAACAAGAATGGTCAGACAAATAGGTTTAATGGACGTATTGATGGATCTAATTTTGGATCCATGATTGATAATAGTGATAATTCCATTTCTGGTAATGTTACTCAAATGACTTTGGGTCAAAACCTTGATAAATTCACTTTTGGTAATGTATTTACTCAATGTTTAGATTTTGGTAACCCACTTTACGACCCATCCCAGTATTCTGGAAGTCCTAAGGATGGAGATGGCACTGGTGACACAAAATGTAAGCCATCCTTCTCAACAGTGAAATCTGGTACATTTTATGCCACTGGATACACTGAAGATTTGGTAAATCTTACACTTAGTGGTGGTTCAACCTCTGCACAAATAACATCTCCTGGACTTTCTACTAATACTGCTAATCAGGTCTTAGTACCAGTAAATATTAGAGATGATGGTATGGGTAACCTAATTCTCGTTACAACTAGGGATGAAACTGAGTTAGTCCTCAATGCTTCTGTAGGATCTGTAGATTATAGCACTGGTCAAGTCTGTGTTGGTCCTGTAGCGATTCAGGGCACTCCAGATGACACTGAAAGATTGCCTATCCAGGTTTTACCTGCTGGTGGATCAATTTCGGTACCACCTGGCGTAGATCCTACAATCTTTAACCCATCAGTCAATCCAATTGACTATACAATCAACGATACTGCAATCCCCACCTTCGATCCGAATAACTTTAATGGTTATAATTTCGGTCCGATAGGAGGTATAAATATTATCGATTATCCAACGGATACCTTCACATATCCAGTCAGCGAATCCTGTTTCTAAGATAGATGCCAAAGACAAAGAATATCAACGTCTCTGATAGGGTCGAAAATCAGTTACCAGAGTTTATTCGTCAAGAAGACAGACAACTAGTCAACTTCTTGTTTGAATATTATAAATCTCAGGAAAAAACAGGTAGACCTTATGATATCCTAAACAATTTACTAAGGTATCTTGATTTAGATAATTATACCTCTGAGCAACTTGCAAGTGCAACCTTGTTGCTTAAGGATATTGGTCTGTACGATCAAAAGATTGAAATTGAAGGTATAGATGGATTCCAGGAGCAAGATGGCTCCATAATGATTGATAATGAGGTAATTTACTATGAATCTGTTACTCGTGGTCCTGATGTCATCATTACACCAGGTATTTCATACCCACAGTTTAATAAGAAGAAGCAACAGCTAGAAAACCCATTTGTACTGTTTGATGGCACTCGTAAAAACTTCCCATTAAGTTTTTTAGGCACTCCAGTAGCTCCACCTTCTGCTGAACACCTAATTGTCATTACTTACAATGACATGAAGATACCTAACGTTGATTATTTCATCGAAGGGTTAAATATTCGTTTTGCGGAGGCACCTAGAGATCAAACTGGTGCGGACGACTCAGAATTTACAAGATTAACATATTTGGTCGGATATTCGGATCAAACGATCAAAACTATGGATGCTATTCCTTATCAGGAGTGGCAAAACACTAAAATTTATCCATTAAGGATTAATACACAATCTTATACTCCAACTTCCGAAATTGGACTAGTAATTAATAAAAATGGTCGCTTACAAGTTCCATACGAAGATTTTACCGTTTTTGAAAATAAAGTCGTTTTCAAAAATGAAATCGGAGCTGCTGACGCTATTCATATTAGGTCTGTTGAATATAATGCTCCTTCTTACGGTTCAGGAGCCTCAGCAATTGCTTCAGTTAGTGATGCAGGTCAAATAACCAGTTTAATTCCTAAAACTGGAGGATCTAAGTATAGAATCGATTTTGCACCTAAAGTTACTATTACTAGTAAGACTGGTAAGGAATCTACAGCAAGAGCTCTAATTGGTGGTATTAAAGACATCAATTTGATAGATGGTGGTCAAGGTTACACTTCATACAACCCACCAATCCCTGTAGTCTCTTCTCCTACTGATCCTAATGGCACACCAGCACAATTAAGTCTTACAGTTAATGATACGACTGGAATGGTCGATTCATTGACTATTACTAATAGTGGTAGTGGATATAACTTCATTCCTGCAATATCATTCAAGAATCCTGGTGGTGCAACTATTGGTGCACCTACTATTGACTCTGAAGGTAGAGTTGACGTAGGATCCATTGAAGTTAAGACAATGGGTAGTGGATATAGTAATCCACCTTTAATATACGTTGATGAAGCACCTGATGGTGGAATCAATGCTCAAGCAATAAGTAGAATTAATCAAGACGGACAAGTTTATGAAATTACCATTACCAACAGAGGTCGTGGATATACTACTGTTCCTAGGGTGGCAATTATCAACCCAATTGGTGCTCAGGTACTAGACGTTACTGTAGCATCTGGATCAGTTACAAATATCGAAATGTTGACTGGTGGTCAGGGTTATACTGATGCACCTTCAGTTTATATTGTAGATGACAGAAAAGACGGATATGGAGAGCCTATAGGTGGTACAGGGGCAGCAGCTGCTGCAACTATCTTTAACGGTGAAATAACAGATATTAATATCACTGATTTTGGATCTGGTTACTCTACAGAGAATCCTCCAAAAATATACATTGCAGAACCTCGTGCAGCGAGAGCATCAGTAGATGTTGGGTTTGATCAAGTTACAGGATTTGATATTCTGGAGAATGGATCAGGATACACTTCTAGTGCCTTCCTAGGGTGCTCCAGAGGCGTTTCTGGACCTGTTGACTATGATAACCTTCATAATGAGATATATGCTGGAGAAGCAGCATTAAGGCAGTCAAATCATCTTGCAGGTGCTGATGTAACCAACCTTGACTCTTTATTCATTAAAGAAGTATTTGATAAGTTTAGAAGACAATATTTACCTACTTTAGACATTGATTTCTCTAAGGTTAATCCTGTACAAGTTATTAAGAATATTAGTGACTTCTATATCTCCAAAGGTACTAACTTAGCGACTCAATACCTCTTTAAGATTTTATTTGGTGAAGATGTAGATCTTTACTATCCTAAGGATGAGATCATCAGTCCATCTCATGCAACTTGGGTTGTAGACACTATTCTTCGTGCCGAGTTAATAGAAGGTGATGCTGCAAACCTAATTGACTCAGAAGTTAACCAATATGCTGATGAAGTAGACAATAGTGTTACTGCTGCGTCTGCATTGATCGAAAACGTCATTACTATCATTGAAGGTACTGACACAATCTATGAATTGGCAATATCTGAAGAAACCCTAGTTGGTAACTTCATCATACCTTATAAAGCTCGTCTTGTTGAACCTCTTACTACAGACGGTCAAATTATAACCGTTGACAGCACTATTGGATGGCCTGAGAGAAATGGTACTATCAGAATCAATGATGTAGAGCAAGTCCAGTATAAAGAGAAGTCCCTAAACCAGTTCATCGAGTGTACTAGGTCTAAGAATGGAATCGTCGAAGATTGGGATCCTGGTACTATAATTCAGTCTGATATCTTCGTTTATGTCAATAGAGGCACCACAGCAGAATGTAAGTTAAGGATTCTTGGTATTGCTGAAGCTGGCACCACAGTACTAAACGATACTGGTAGTTACTACCTTACAGGAGATAAACTGAAGGTTGCTAACCTTGGATCGACTGCTGAGGAGTTAAGACTCCAATCTTGGTTATATAACGTTAAGAAACTTATTCAGGTTAATACTATTACTCCTGGTGGTGTTAATAACCAGACTGCTACTGTACTTTGTGATAACCCACATGGTCTACTAGTTGAAGACACTGTTACCATATATGGTGCTAACCCTGTTGTATACAACGGCACATTTATTGTAACGTCACGTATTGACCAATTCCAATTCTCATATCAGATTAACACTCCTACTGATATTGTACCTGAAGGTAATGTGCTTTTATCAGTTGACCTTAATAGAGGTAAGTCTGAAACAACTTCTATTAACAACGTTGTTAGTGAGTTTACTACAAACATCCAAAACTCATTCTTTAATGACTCTTATGTCTATGTTGCAGCATCTGGTCTACCAAACTATAAGATAGGTCCATTTACAGGATCTGCACTTATTCCAGGTAACCAAAGAAAACTATTAAGATTTCCTAGAGTAGTACAAACTATATCAGAAAGAAAGACAATTGATCCAGGTACACCAATTGGTTCTTGGGTTAACGGTGTTTCTATTTGGTCTTACAAGTCAAGAGAATTTATCCAGTATGGTCCTCTTACTAGCATTGCAGTTACTAATGTTGGTGAGTCATATGATGCTGGTGCAAAACCTAATGTAGAGATAGAAGGTGGAGGCGGTACTGGTGCTACTGCGGAGGTTGTAGTTAATGGTAGTCTAACATCCTTTGATATGACTACAGAGGGTACTGGATATACATCTTCTCCATTAGTTTCTATTGTTGGAGGTGGTGGATCTGGTGCTACTGCACAGGCAGTTATTACTGGTGGTAGAGTAACAAGAATTCTAGTTGAGCAACCAGGCATAGGATATACTACACAACCTCTAGTTTCTATTACTGGTGGTGGAGGTACTGGTGCTACTGCGACTGCAAACGTCCGTGGTCCTATTAGTAGTGTATCTGTTACCAATTTTGGTAGTGGTTATACTTCACTTCCTTCTATTAAGGTTAACTCTGGTGAAGGTGCTCTAGCACAACCAATCGTTATTAACGGTAGAATTGTATCTATCGCTATTATTAACTCTGGTAGATCTTATACAACTGCTCCTAACGTTATTATTAATGGTGATGGATTTGGTGCTATTGCTAAAGCAACTATCGGTACAATCGGAGAAGACCGAGGTCGTGTATTAGGTGTAACTATTACCAACAAGGGTATTGGGTATACACAGGGAATGACTACCGTTAGACTCGAAGCAGTGGGTCAATTAGCGGACTTTGCACCTACAGTCTATCAGTGGAATAAAAACCTCCAGTATGAATTAGTAGACAAATATGACTTTGCAAGAGGTTATGTATTTACTGGATATAACAACCAGTTTGGTGGTGAATATGCTCACTTATCAGACCCTAAAGAATTAAGATATGTTGTTGGTGATAACGTATTCCTAAACCCTGTTACTCAACTCTTCCAAGAAGTATCATCCAACTTCGAGCACTCACCTATTATTGGTTGGGCATTTGATGGTAACCCAATATATGGTCCTTATGGATATATTGATCCAACTGATCAGAATAGTGGTATTAGAAGGATGCGTACTTCCTTCAAATTGAAGGAGAATGTTGTATATGATGCAACTACCAATCCTACACCTTCTAGGGTAGATGGTCCTCCTATTACCACATATGCTGCTGGTACATTCATCGATGATTACTTCTATGACTTCCAGTCTGGTGATCTAGACAACTACAATGGTCGTTTCTGTAAGACACCAGATTATCCAGATGGTACATATGCTTACTTCATAACTATCGATGCTAGTGATGCAGGTCTTGCTGAATTCCCATATATCATGGGACCACAATACAACTCACTACCAGACAACTGGAACTTCTCTCAGGCAGCAACACAAGAGAATATACCTGATGGTGTTGTCCGTTATAGAGATCCATACACTGATGTTGATATTGATGTTGATCGTCAACCAAACCAAGAGGCAGATGTCCTTACTACTGAAATAGAAGGATATCCTATTATCTTTGAAATACAAGACTCTAATAACGATGGTTTGATTGATGCTAACGAGCAACAAGAAATATTAGAGATGTCTGAAGAGGCAACTCTACAAATCTATGATTACTTCCCAAGAGTATCAGAAGAGTCTAGAGTTGACATCGAAGTTGAAACAACTACTCAATTTGAGAATGCTCAGATTGATGGATTCGTTGTTGAGAACCCAGGTGAATCTTATCAGGTTGATGACACCGTATTCTTCGATAATGAAAATACTGGTGGTTTTGGTGCGTCTGCACTTATTGATTCTGTTAAGGGTCAAAGAATTATTGGTTACCAAAAAGAAGTTATTGGTGACCGTCCTTATGGTAAGATTACTACTGACTTAGGTCATGAGTTACGTCAGCAAGATGAAATTATTGTAAACTCACGTCCTGTTATTGATAACACTTCTAAGACCTTTAAAGTTAAGGTTGTTGCTGGTGTTGAAAGAATTAACGTAACCCAAGCTGGTACAGGATATAACAATGATATTCCTCCTACATTTGAGTTAATAACTGATTCTGGTGTAGACGCTGAATTACAGTTGGTACTAGAGAATACTGGACAGATTAATGCTGTTAATATTATTAACTCTGGTAATGGATATGATTCTGCTAACCCTCCTCAGATTAGAGTATCTCATCCACAACAGTACAAGAAGACTCGTTATTGGATAACAGAATATAAGGAAGCAACTGGTCAAATCACTATACACGACACATGGACTACTGCTGAAAGATACACTTATATCTGTGGTAGTGTCCTTGAGACAGATGGAGATCAAGCAGCATTTCTTGCTAAGTTTGACGACCTAGGCCAAAAGGTATGGGAGAGAAACTTATTACCTGTTAATTCTGGTGTTAAGAAGTCAGAATTCATCAAGATGTATATTGATGAGTCTCTAGAAGATGATGTCATCTATATCGTTGGTCAGACATATGATCCTAATAATGCTGCATATAACCCAGATATTTGGTTAGGACAGTATAAGTCTGGATTCAATAATGCTAATGCTCCTGATGGTATTCTACAGTGGCAAAAGGCAATTGCTGGTATCTCAGGTCTTTCTAGAAGGGACTGGGTAACAACTATAGCACTTGATCAAGAGAAGAGAATTTATATTGCAGGTTATACAGATAGTAACTCACCTGATCCTAATGATATGTGGATCATTCAGTGTGATCTTGATGGTGACCTTGTAGAGAAGAGAAAGATTGCATCTGCTGATGATTCAGAGATGATCAATCAGATTAAGTGGATTTCTGATGATAGATTCTTCTTTGTTGGTGTTAACGATCAGAATAACGACTGTATCTTTGGTGTATTCTTCTTTGATGGTGCAAACCTAGAAATAGATTACATTAGACAGGTACCAGCAGTTGGTGGATATGTAAGAAATCCAGAATTTGTAATTGATGAGTATGATGATGCAATCCTAATATGGGACTTCTATAATGGTGCTACTCAGAAGTATGAGAAAGTCCAAGTTAATAAATTCCCAATCTCCACTGCTAACAGTGCATGGGAATGGAGTAAGACAATAACAATCAGTGGTAATGTTGATGGTATTCAACATGCTGGTATTAGCGTAGATGTATTTGGTAACTATACACTTGTTACTGATGTTGTTGAATCTGAGAATGAGAGATATGCTGTTATACATTACCTCAAGTATGATGGTACTGTAATTAAAGAAACTAAGGTTAATGACACAGTTAACATTGGTGTACAAGTTAAGTCACATACAGTAGACAGCACTGGTGACTGCATTCTTGCTGTAGATCGTAGACAAGCAGATCAGATAGCATCATATCGTTTTAACGATGAGAATGATTTAGACTTTGATCAGACTAAATTAAATCTAGCAACATTAACATTACATACTCCTTCTAATGCTTCTGTTGATACTTCAATATACAAGTTTGGTACAAGTTCACTTAAGTTAAGTGGTATATGCCCTGTTAAACTTCCTGCTTATAATTTAACTACTAAAGAGTGGAGTGCAAGAGCATGGATGTCTATTGCTACTGCACATCATGCAACTCAAACAAAACCATTACTATTTGATGTAACACCAATGGCAGGTGATTCTATTCAAGTAGAATTAGATGGAGATAATACTAGTGGTAACTATGAGAAAGTTGTTATCTATGTAAACTCAGTTGAGGTTGCAACTTCTGCTACTGCTACTAACTGGACATTGTTTGGTGGTGCTGCTTGGGTACATGTTACATTCCAGAAGAGAGAAGAATCTCTTGGATTGTATCAGTATGAAGTATACTTCAATGGTAACTTAATTTCTAACTTCCAATCTACATCTGATATCAGTGTTGCTGATATGACTGTTGGTGGTAAATTCTCTGGACCTAATACAGGTAACTCTCTAATTGGTTGGATTGATGATCTACTAATCGATGACGTTGCTCCATATAACGGAACATACGTTGTCCCAACTGCTGAGATTCCTATTACTACATCTATCTCAGATTCTGCTCTTATTAAGTTTGATAGACTTCACGATAAGAGAGACGCATATACTCTTACTGGTTTAACTCAGTATACTAATATTACTTTTGAGGATATTGAGACTACTACAACTTGGAGTGATCTAGGTTTAGCAGCATTCAGTGCTTGGCAAGTTGGTGCTGGTGGTTTACAGATCTTAGACATGTCTCAGACTGTAGCTGTCATGAATCCTGGTACATATACCTTTAGTAATGCTCTTACAGAATATGCAACTAAGACTTCTACAGTTCCATCACCATTAGGTAAGAAACTTAAGATAACTGCTGATGTAATCAGTAAGTATTATCTAAGAGATGCTTTATATTCTAAGATTGATAATGTCCTTGAGTTTACATTTACACAGGATGTTAAGTTAACTAAGAATTCTATAATTCAACAATTTACTACCAATGCAGGTGGGCAAGATATCGTTAGTGCATATGGTACTATCGTTGATGTCCCTAATGAGAATGCAATTTTAGAGGTAGACCGTGGAGTTGGTACCAAGTATAAAGTTGGTAAGATATACGGTACCTTTAATAACACAGATCGTTACAAGACTGATGTTGGTGATGTAAACCAGATTGCTGGTACATACTTCTCAGTTGAAGAACCTGAGACACCTTGGGCAGCAGGTATATCTGTAACTGTTGGTGAGCAAAGATATTATGATAAGAGAATTTATCAATCACAAGGTACTGGTACATGTGGATCAATTCCTCCTGTCCATACTGGTGGTGTTGTAAGTGATGGTCTTATCAATTGGGTATTCATAGATGATGCAGGTAAGTTTACAGTTGATCTAACTGAGCATCCATATCCAATGCCTCAGTATCTACAGAATGATATGCCTGAGTGGGATAATGGAAAGTTATATGTTGTAGGACAACAAGTATGGCATAAGTTGAATGTATATGAAGTAGCAACTGGTGGTGCTGGTGTATCTGGTACAACTCCTCCAACACATACTTCTGCTACTGCTTCAGATGGTGGTGTGACTTGGGAATGGAAATCTACATCAGAATCAATAAGCACATATGCTAGGACTCTTCCATATGATCTAGGTAACAACTATACAGTTCAGATTGTAGAGATCCAACCTGGTTCACTATACATTCCAGAAGACGTTGTTTCTATCAATGCTGGTAATATAACTGAAGCAGAAGATCGTAAGAGTGTAGAGATCTCTGGATTTGCATCAGTTAAGAAGATTCGTGTTACTGCACGTCTTGAGAAAGATATTATTAGATCTGGTGAAGCACGTACAAAGTATGTTTATTGCACATCAAATAGTGCTCACAACTTTACTGCTGGTAGTATTATATTTACTGAGGGATTCCAAGGTGATCAGTTTAATGGATCATTCTTTATCGATCAGGTAATTGGATCTAGAGAATACACATATGGTATTAGAGCAACTGCTGTAAGTGACCCTGCATTTAACAACAACGCTATTGCTAGTGTTAACATATATGCGAAGCACCCAACCCTAGATTTTACTAGAAATCATCAGTATGTCTTTGATGTATCTGATACTTCAAACCTTAACTACTACTTGTCATTCTCACAAGATAACCAGTATAAACTAGAATACTCATTTAACAATATTACAAGAGAAGGAACACCTGGTGTTCCTTTAGGTGCTGGAAATTACCCATTTGTTAAATTCTCAGTATTAGGTGATGTAACTAATATCTCCTACTACTTTGACCCATCTAGGACTGGTGCTGATTCTCCAGTTGGTGAGAATTCATTCATTGATGTTATCACAACTCCATATGAAGGCACATTTGCAGTATCTGAAATTATAACTGATACTGAGTTTAGATTCCCATTACTTAAGGAACCTGAAAGGACTAATGCTGAAGTTGGTACAGATGAGTTTGATAATGTATACTCATATTATTCAACTACTTCTAAGAGAGCAGTTGGACCTATTAATACTATTAAACTAGTATCTCCAGGTGGTTTCTATCAGAAGTTACCTATCATTAGTGATATTGCATCCTTCAGACAGATTGAGAAGATTGTAGTCAATGATGGTGGTACTGAATATGCTCCAGGTGTTTACTATGAAGTGCCTGTATCTGGTGATGGTGAAGGTGGTAAAGCAACTATTACTGTTGAGTTTGATGATACTGTTGGATCAGGTACTATAACTGGTGCTTCTGTAGCTGACCCAGGTAAAGGTTATACAACTGCAGCTATTGATATTGATGCTATTCCTGGAATCTTAGGAAGCACTCTTGCTGGATCTGGTGGATCTGTAAGTGTTGTTATTCCTGACGAAGGCACTGGTGCATCGGTATTCTTAACAGGTTCTAATATTGGTAAGATTAAGAGATTGAAGAATAATGAATTTGGTTTCGGTTATTCACATGACTACACCCTGAAACCTGAAATTACCTTCCCAGTTAACCTTCAGTTATTCAATACTTCAATACTTTCCGAGATCAAGATAACTGACCCAGGTGCTGGTTATACTTCAACTCCTGCTGTTGTTATCGAAGGTGGTGGTGGACAAGGTGCTGAGGCAGAAGCAATTGTTAAAAACAATCGTCTTAATGAGATCATCATTAAAAACAGTGGTGCTGGATATTCATCCGAACCAACGGTTACTCTTAAATCAGAATTTAACTACGTTGTTAACTTAGACCTTAACTATCTACAGTTTAACTTCCCACACGGTATAACCACTGGTGCAGAAGTCCAATTCCGTGCTGATGAGATTGGATCCACAGTTGGTGAATTACCAAAACCTAGTACCGCAGGTTTGACTAGTTTGGTTGCTAATCAGACATATTATGCTATTGCTGGTGAGGTTGCTGGTTTAGAAACAGACCAATTAAGATTTGGTCTTACTTTACAGTCAGCACAAGCTGGATCTTACATTACATTCCTAACTCAAGGATCTGGTAGACAGACACTTCTAACTGAGGTATTTGGTGGTAAAGCAACTGCTGTTGTTGAAACATCTCGTTTCTTAGAAGGAGAGAGTGTATTCCAAGGATCTGGTGTTGAGACTGCTACTGCAACTGGTAAGGTTTCTACTAACACTGGTTGGCAGATTGGTCCTAAGATTCTTAAGATCGTTGATTACACTGGTGATTGGGCAGTTGGTGAAAAGGTAACTGGTGAGATATCCAAGGCATCTGGTATTATCGATAACTTCTCTATTGCTCGTGGTGTGCTGAATATTGGCTCCCTAACGAAGACACCAGGCCGATTTAT